CTAATGCTATAGACTGGACTGATAAGATAGATTTATCAAATAAGTATGAATTAGATTATGTAAGTAGTTATAAGAGAAGTGTTGAGTTTAGTTATAAAGATTTAAGCTCTGATGAATGGCTAAAAGGTTGGGAAAGTAATAACAAACGTAAATACGGGGAATATACACATACTTTACCTAATAGATTCGCTGAGGGTACAACATCTATTAAATTAGATTTATTTAGTGCGCCTTATGCTCATGTAGCTAATGAGGTAACATATTTACAAAGTGGAACATTTAATAAGAATTTAGCCTTTACTACTTTAAAAGTATGGAATGAGTATATTAACACTAAAGAAGAACTACAGCCAGAAGAAAGGATAACTAATTACAATCCTAAAATATTCTTTTTCAAGTTTGGAGGACAAACGTCTTTAGACGGTACTACTAGACTAATGGACTTCTTCGGTACTAGTTACGCTAGTGCTATTCCTTATGGAATATTTGAAGCGTATAATAATACCGATACACCTATAAACTTAAACTTTGCAGACTCTTTTAAATCAGATGGTAGTGTAGATAGAGGTTTGTTTTACAACTACTACGCTAGTATGATGAAAAACATTGAAGAAGGCGGTAGGCTTATTGCTTACTTTAATCTTGACAATGTTGATATTGAGAACTTAGATTTTAGAAAGTTAGTTTACATTGATTACCCAGCACAAGTAAAAGGATATTATTTAATAGAGAGTGTTATTGATTATAACCCTATTAAAAAAGGGTTAACTAAAGTAAGTTTGTTTAAATTTGAAAACTTAGGAAGTGTAAGTATTGATACGAGTCAAGAAGGTAATAATAGTGTTGATACTGATAATGGAAATTTACCTCAACCATTAGAGCCTATTTATGTTGAAGATGGAAGTGGTAATTTAATAGAAGTAGTTATAGAAAACCCGTTTAACGGTTGGTTATACCCAGTTTATAAATAAGATATGGCAAATAAGACAATAGCGATTAAAATAGATGTTCAAGGAACAGCGGAACAGCAAAAGAAATTAGCTCAACTTGAAACAGAAGTTAAGAAATTAACTAATAGAAGAACTCAGTTAAATAAAGCCGTTAAAGAGGGTACTATATCTCTTGCTAGGTATGGTAAAGAAATGGCTGAAATTAACACTAAGCTAAAAGCTAACAGACGTGAGATGTTAGTTATGCGTGAAAATATACTAGGCTTAGATTCTTTCACTAAAAAACTAGGTAAAAGCTTTGCAAGGTTAGGTACTTCTATTAGTGGGGCTTTTGTTGGTTTATTTGCAGTTCAAAAGTTATTCCAATTAATAGGAGATGCTATTGAAACTATTCAAGAGTTTGAGCAACAAATGGCTAATGTAAAAGCTGTAACTGGTGCTACAGAAGTAGAGTTTAAAGCCTTAACAGAGTCCGCTAAGGAATTAGGTAGAACATCTTTATTTACATCAACTCAAGTAGGGGAATTACAAGAAGAATTAGCAAAATTAGGTTTTACCACACCAGAAATACTAGCTGCTAGTGATGCTATTTTACAATTAGCTACAGCTGCTGGTGCTGAACTATCTCAATCCGCTGTAGTTGCTGCATCTACGTTAAGAGGTTTTGGGTTAGAGGCTACTGAAACTCAAAGGGTAGTTGATGTTATGGCTAAATCATTTTCTAGCTCTTCATTAGATATAAATAAATTTCAAACTGCTATGGCTCAAGTAGCACCAGTAGCTAAAACGGCTGGATTTAGTGTTGAAAGAACTACAGCTTTATTAGGTACTTTAACTGATGCAGGTTTTGACGCTTCAACAGCTGGTACTGGTCTTAGAAATATATTTTTAGAAATAGAGAAAAGAGGTATAACATTAGAAGAGGCTTTTAGTGAAATAAGAAATAGCTCTGATAAAACTACAACAGCTTTAGAATTATTTGATAAAAGAGGTGCTGCTTTAGCTATTACTTTAGCTGATAATGAAATGAAAAGTAATGAGCTATCTCAATCATTAAATAATGCACAAGGAGCAGCTCAAGATATGGCTGATGTTATGAGTGAAACTTCTGTAGGAGCTACTAAAAAACTAGAATCTGCTTGGGAAGGATTAATATTAACTATAGGGGATGGTAGTGAAGAAAGTTTTGCTGCGTTTAAGAATGGTTTAGCTGATGCTTTAAATGCGATGACTGATTTTATTGATGAAAGGTCAAAATTAGAAGATTATATAGGTGAGTTAAGTATAGGTAGTAGGTATTTTGGGTTAGGATCAGAGGATGAAGAATTTTTAAAAAGAATAAAAGAAGAGCAAAAGTTTTTAAATGAAAACTTAAATAATAAAGAGGCTTTAATTAATAGGGAAAAAGAACTAGAAGCTATGTATAAGGTTGTACATAAGAGAGTTTTTGATTATTATGATGTAGCTAAAAAAGAAGGTAAAACACTTTCTGAGCTACTAGATGATATGACAGATGAGGAGCGTGATAGATACGATTGGATGTTTAAACAAAGAAAGTTTTTAGCTAAAGCTCGTTCAGAATTAAGCAAGCAAGCAGAAACTTTAAAAGAAATAAATAAACAAGAAGAAGCAAATACTAAGAGTAAAGAGCTTAATGCAGAAATAGAAGCTAAGACAGTTAAAACAGTTTACCAAATGTCTTTATCTGAATTAAAAAAATTAGATACAGAAGAGGCTAAATCTGAAATAAAAAGAAGAAGAGAAGTTGAAAAAACTAATGAAGAAATATTAAAAGCTAATAAAAAATTATCTGAACAAATTACAGATTTAAAAAATGAAGCGTTAATACTTGAGATAGAAGATAAAAGAAAAGCAGAAGATAAAAAGTTAGAAATAGCTGAGCAATCTGCTATAAGAGAAATTGAATTAAGTAAGGCTAGTGCTGATGTAAAAGAGCAAGCTATATTAGCTATACAAAGTAAGTATCAAGCTCAAAGAGATTCTATTAATAGAAAAAGAAAACAAGAAGATGATAAACAAGCAGCAGAAGATGCTGATAAGTTAAAAAAACAAAAAGAAGAGGATAAGAAAGAGGCTGAAGATAAAAAGAAAAAAGCAGCCGCTGATAAACTAGAGTTAAGAAATCAACAATTAGAATTTGCTCAAGAAACTGCTAATTTATTATCTGAAATATCAACAGCTAGAGTTGAAAGACAAAAGTCTTTAGAAATAGATTCTCTTAAAGCTCAATTACAACAAGGTTTAATAACTCAAGAGCAATTTGATAAGCAAAGAGAAGAAATAGAGCGTAAAGCATTTGAAAAGCAAAAGAAAATAGATATAGCTACTGCTATTGCTAATGGTGCTATTGCTATTACTAAAACTATTGCTCAATTAGGTGGTTTAGGTGCTATTACTCCTTTAGGTGCTGCTAGTTTAGCTTTAGTAGGTGCGCAAACCGCTACTCAAGTTGGTGTAATTGCTTCTCAAAAGTTTGAAGATGGAGGTGTTTTATCAGGTCCTAGTCACGCTAACGGTGGAATACCTTTTACAGTTAATGGAGTTGGTGGTTTTGAGGCTGAAGGTGGAGAAGCTATAATTAATAAGAAAAGTACAGCAATGTTTAAGCCTTTATTAAGTGCTATTAATCAAGCTGGTGGAGGTGTTAGTTTTGCTCAACCTAATATAAGTACTGGATTCTTTAGAGATGGTGGTATAGCAAGTGCTTCTAGTGTTGATATTACTGGATTGAGAAATGAGATTACTCAAGCCGTAACTGATTCTATCAAAGCAATCCCAGTAATTAACAACGCAACTGATACCATTAGTGAAGCTGTAAAGGTTAGCAATATTCAATCTGACGCTACATTTGGATAATTTAGTATATTTGCCTTATGTGGTTAGCTAGAATATTTGGCAGGGTTAAAAACTATGATAGTAACATAGTAAGCCGTTTAAAACAAGATAAGCGTAAAAAGATATGTCAGGGCTGTAGTTATTATAGCCCTCATTTCAAAGCTCTGTTTAAAACTATTAAAGACGTTCCACAATGTAAAAGCTGTAAGTGTAGTATATTAGAGAAAATTTTGTGGGAGGCTGAAAAATGCCCCAAAAACAAATGGTAATGAGTATAGATGAAAAACTAGAATTATTAACCGTAGATGAACGTGAATTAATCTATGACGCTGTAATGAAAACTTACGGTAAAATGTTACCAGACGGCACAAGCTTAGAAATACTATACAACTATTTTAAGACGATTGTAGAACCAAACTTTAACGCTAGATGTGGAAAATGCAGAAAGAGAGTAACAGCTTATTGGTATCAGAGGCTGAAGAGTTGGAAGATGCTCTAACCAAAACACTATACTCTTATGTTGAAAAGGCTATTGATGTACCTCATGCCATTAATATTCTAATAGAAAACGGGTTAATTAATCAAGAGTTAATCAGAAACATATCAATATGTAATGATTTTGATATTATGTATAAAACACCTATTAAAACAATGGATATTTATTACAATCTATCAGTAAAGTATGATTTAGGTGTAGATTCAATTAGAAAAATCATAAGAGAAAGATAATTTTATTATATTTGTAATCTCTTGTTATTTTTCAAGGTGTTTTGTGAGAGTGTTACATTTTAGAGGGTTTGCGCCCTCTTTTTTTTGTTAATGCCATTAACATTATGTTAAATAGAAATTTTTTAATGTTGTATCATGAATTGGTACACAATAGAAAATAGTATTGAAAACAAGCTTAAAATTTCCATTGATGAGGAGATTGGAAGCTATGGTATTTCTGCTAAGTCTTTTATTGAAGAGGTACAAAGTTCTAACTCAAGAAAGGTAGAATTATCTATTAATAGTTATGGAGGATCAGTATTTGATGCTTTAGCTATTTATGACTTCCTAAAAAATTCAAAGTACGATGTTTCAGTTAAAATAGAAGGAGTTGCTGCGTCTGCTGCTACTATTATCGCTTTAGCTGGAAAAGAAAAGCCTAAAATGACGGCTAACTCTTTCTTTATGATTCACAACGCATGGATGCCTGTAGTATCTATGGAAGGTATGGACTCTAACGATATTAGAGAATACACTAAAGAGTTGGAAAGTCAAGCGGATTTAATGGATAAGATTAACGATAAACTAGCTAAGATTTATTCTAGTGTTACTGGTTTAGGTGTTGATGAAGTTAAATCTATGATGGATAAAGATACTTGGATGGATGCAGAAGAAGCTTTTGAGTTAGGTTTTGTTGCTGAGGTGTTAGGTGCTGTTAAAGTTGCTGCTTACGCTCAACCTAAAGACTTAGAGAAAAAGGGATATAAAAATATTCCGTCTAATTACGTAAATCAATTAAATAGTTTAGATATGTCTGAAACAAAAAAGGAAACTCTTTTAGAAGAGTTAAAAGCTTGGGTTTCTGAAACTTTTACAAATAAAAAAGAAGAGGTAGAAGTAAAAGAAGAGCCTAAAGCGGAAGAAATCAACGCTGAGGAGTTAAAAGCTGAGTTAATGGCTGAAATCTCTGCAAGTGTTGAAGCAGATAAAGAAGCTTTAAAAGCTGAATTGGCTGCGAAAGATGCAGAATTAAAGGCGAAAGTTGAAGAGTTTGAAGCTAAGGCTAAAGAACTTGAAAAAGCTAACGCTAAGAGAGAAGAAGTACCTGCTAGAGAAGATGAGGAAGGTGTTAAAGCATCTGCTGAAATCAAAGACGAATTAGGTGCTATTATTAAGAATGTTTGGAAAAAATCAGGATTCATTAAATAAATAAATAGTTAAAAAAAGATGGCAAATTTTATTACACAATCGTTTAACGTAACTTACTCTGGTACTGATATTACTAATGAGTTATTTTACGCACCTCAAGAAGGGTCTGATGACTTAATGGGGATTAGAAAATTACCTAATGTAAAGGTAAAAACTAACTTATACTTACCTGCGACTTTAACAAAGATCGTTAGAGCTTATTCTACTTGTGGATTCTCTGCAACTGGTGGGGCTATTGATGTATCAGATAAAACGTTAGAAGTTAAGAAAATGAAAGTAAACCTTGAGCAATGTGGTGATACTTTCTATGGTACTGTATTTGAAGAGTTCTACGGTGCTGGTACTGATATTGATAACTTAGAAGATACTATTATCGGAGATATCGCTAGAAGAAAAGTATTAGAAGGTATTGCTGATGATAACGGGCGTATCGCTTGGTTTGGTGCTACTTCTGGTGCTTCTGCTGATTACTCTCAAATGGATGGATTCATTCAGTTGTTTATCGCTGGTTCTGCTACTTTAGATAAGTATGTTGAAATGACTGCTATTTCTAACGTTGAAGATACTAACGGTGTTTTAGTTGCTGATGGTGCTTATGAGCTTTTAAAATATGCTTACGAGAATCAATCTCAAGTATTAAGAAAAATGCCTAACTCATCTAAGTCGTTTAGAGTTACTTCTACAATCGTAGATAACTTAATTACTACTTATGAGCAATTAGGAACAGGAAACGAGTTAGGACTTTCTATGTTGATTAACGGTGCTGGTGAGCCTCAATTAAAATTCAGAGGTATTCCAGTTGTTGAAGTTAGAGGATGGGATACAGCTTTAGCTGATTCAGACAACCCTAATACTACTACTGGTATTGATATAGGTGCTAACTTAATGGTTTATACTGTAAATGATAACTTAGTAATCGGTACTGATGTATCTGATCCACAAGCTGAGTTAAAGTTTAGAAGTAACGATGATGATGATGAGTTGCTAAAAATCATTGCTAAGTACAAAATGGGTGCGCAGTTCATTCATGGAGAATTAGTAGGAATGTATTGGTAAAAATTAAGCCCTCTTTCGGGAGGGCATTTTTTTAAATTAAAAATATTTTAAAATGGCAGAAATTAGTACAGATATTCTTTTCGGTTGTGCTGACGAGAATAGAAGAGGAGGTATAAAGCGTATCTTCATTACAAATAAAGACGATATTACTAGCTTTACTGCTTCAACTGTTTCAACTGAACACGCATATACTGCTGTAACTTTAGCGGCTACTGATGATGTTTGGTATGAGATTGAAGGAGAGTTAGAAACTAAAACTTACACTTCTGAGGGAAGTAGAGAAAATGGTTCTATTGCTTATGAAACTACTTTAGAGGTATTTTGCCCTAAGATGGAGAAAACAAAAGCACAAGGAATCAACGCTTATGTTCAATCATGTGGGTTAGTTGTAATTTTTGAAACTTACAACAAACAAACTACTGAAAACAAAGCTTTTGTATTAGGTTTTGATGAGATTATGGGTGTTGATGCTCATGTTGATGCTATCGCTTCTGAGGTAATCGAAGGAGAGGTACAAGGGCAAAACGGTTACACAGTAACTTTCTCTGGTAAACAAGCAGAATTACTAAGAGAGTTTGTAGGGTCTATTGACACTAATGCTAGTGGTTCGGTATCATTTGGTTCTTAATTATACTTTCAATAGTTGCTTTAAGGGGTTAGTTTTTACGCTAACCCTTTTTTTTTACTAAAATTTAAAAACTGTTATTTGTATTAATTCTAAATAAGTAAAATATTTTTAGTATTTTTATAATTATGAAGAAATTTTTTTGTATAGAGCCTAAATTTCTAGGTAAAAAAATAATGGGTCAAGTAGGTATATTCTTACTTACTGAGAATACTTCTCAAAAGGATTTAAAAAAGCTGTATAATGCAGGTTTTACAAATATGATTAAAGTAGAAGAGGTAAAAGATGAGCCAAAAGAAGATAAGTAATATTAAAGCAAGTACTGCTAAATCTGATCCTATTACTACTCCAATAGTAAAAAAGGAAAAGGATATTAATAGAGAAATTGTTTCTGCATGGGTTCCGTTTTTTAAAGACTCGGATAATATCTATGTTAATGACTTAGCAAAAAGAGCTAGAAGAAGCTCAACGCATTCATCTATCATTAACCAAAAATTAACTTTTGCTGTTGGTAAAGACTTTTGTTTTTGGCAAAATGATGAAAGAGTAAATTTTGAAGATTTAGATAGTAGGTTTATTGAGTGGTATAATGAAGTAAACCCTGATGGAGATACTTTGAGAGATGTTTTTAAAGAGGTTATGCGTAGTTTTATCATTACTGGTAACTGTTATCCTCATGTTAAAAAGTCAGGAGATTATACGGCTTTATATTCTATTGATGCAACTACTGTTAGAAAGTCAAAAGATAAAAAGACTGCTCATGTTTCAAACTTTTGGAGAGATATTAAACTAGATACTATTCCTAGTGTTGAATATCCTGTTTTAACAATTCCATTTAAACAAGATAAAGAGCAAAAAGAGTATGTATGCCATATCATGCGTAAATACCCAGAATTTAACTTTTACGGGTTGCCTGATTATGTAGGTGCTTTAGATTGGATTGATATTGAGTACAGAATTTCTAAGTACAATATTGATAAGTTTGATAACGGGTTTTTCCCATCTGTATTAATGCAGTTTTTTGGTGATGTGCCTGATGGTATGAATGCTCAACAATACGTAGAAAAGATTAAAGATAAATACGTAGGAGAGGGAAACAATGACAAGTTTTTAGTAGAGCTTTTAGATAGCCCAGAGCAAGCGGCACATATTAAAGAGTTTGAAAGGGAAAGAGATGGAGAGTTTCAAATGTTATCAGAATTAGCTGTTAATAATATTATTACTGCTCATAGAATTACTCCTAGTTTAGCAGGTTTAGAAACTGCTGGAAAGTTAGGAAGTAATCAACAAATTAGAAACGAGTATGATAAGTTCATGAATAGCGTAGTTATTCCAGACTTTCAAGAGCCTATTCTAAGAGAGTTTAACAGAATTATTAAAGAAGCTGGTTTTGATATTGAGATAGATGTTTTAAATGTTGCGCCAGTAGGTATTAATGAAAGCATTGATGTAAATGCTGTTATTACAATTAATGAAGCTAGAGCATCTTTAGGAATGGAATTACTAGAGGATGAAGAAGAAGGAAATAGATTAGTAAAAGTTTTAAACAGTTCTAACGATGGCGTATAATACAGAGGTGATTACTGCTGCTGAGGTTAAGGCTTTAGCAATTAATGATACTGCTTTTGATGAAGCATATTTTGAAGATTATATTATAGTAGCTCAAAGAAAGTATTTAAAACCAACTTTAGGCGATGATTACTATGATGAAATATTAACAGAGGTTGCTGGGGCTACTCTAACGGCTGATAATACTATTATAGTAGAAAACTTCATTAAACCTATGTTAGCTCATTATATCGTTTATGAGGTGTTTCCTAAGATTCATACTCAGATCACTAACATGGGAAGTATGGAAAACTATACTGAGTTTAGTAGACAAAACAAGAGCTTTGAATATTCACAGAATAGAGATTTTTTTATATCTCAAGGGGATAATTGGAGAAAAGATATGATAGAGTATATTAAAGATGCTCAAGATGATGACGCTACTAAATACCCGTTATTTGATAGCTGTGTTGATAAAGTACAAGTAAATAAAAGAGGAATTATATTTTATTAAAATATGCCAACTTTACATAAAAATATTACAGCTTCGGCTGATATTCATAATCCTAAATGGTTTCCTGATGCTAATAATGGAGATGTAGCATGGAGAAATGAATTAGGAGAGTTAGAAAGTACAGACGAATTAGTTTTACCTGCTGCTTTAAATTTCGTTGATGCAAGTGTAGCACCTCCAACTACTAACGCAGGAGATATTTACGTTTTAAGTAGTGGTGGTAGTGTTCATGTTGATTGGGGTGCTGTTAGTTTAGATGATTGGGTTAGATATGATGGTAGCACATGGAATAGCATAACACCTCAAAAGAGTAGTTTATGTTATGATAAAACGGCTGATGCTTTATTTTCTTACGATGGTGCTGATTGGCAACAAGTAGGAGGAGATTCTATCTACACCGCTTCGGGTACTGTACCTACTTCTGTTGTTGCTACTTTGACTGATACGCTTACTTTTAGCGGTGGCGCAGGTTCTGAATTTAAACTTTATAGTACTCTTCGGACTGACGACATATTCACTGTATTACTTAATGGGGGTGGTTCTTGGAAAGCTAAAAACGGAAATATTGATATAGGTGCTGGGGCGACTTATTCAAACTATTATACAAGATTTAGCGAAACGGGTATAAAGTCATACGGTGCTGGTTCGGTTGTTCACGAAATTAACAACGTTACAGGTAAGGTTTATTTTATGAATGGGTACATGTCGGGGCAAGACTTTATTGTCGGTAGCAATAGCGTTATTAGCACAGAAGATATATCACTTCAAGGAGATACATTAGTAGGTAATACTGGCAATTCAGTAGGATTCTACGGAACAACTCCAACGGCACAAGCTACAACTGGAATATCTGCGGCAACTTTTACAGCAAATACTTCTGGGATAGCTGACGATACTGCAACTTTTGACGGTTATACAATCGGACAAGTAGTAAAAGCATTGAGAAATTTAGGACTTTTAACATAAAATAAAATGATAAAGATAGTAACAACAGAAGAAATAACTTTAACAACTTTAGCAACAAATGGATTCGGAGATGTTATAGAAACACAATTACCATTAGGTACTGAGGTAACAATTTGGCTAGATGATCCTGATGCGATAGGTAAGGATTATAATTTAACTTGGCGCATACCTTTGTTTATGTGGATTGGTAATTATACTGAAAGAGATGTTAAGCCATCTATTAAACTAAAAGAGGTTTCTAGTAAGTATGATGTAAAGCTTTTTGAAGATGAGCTATATACACCTAAATACCCTTTTACGCAATCTGATAAGCCTTATGTGTTTAGTATGATTGATAATCAGAATAGGTTATTAGTTAGCTTTCTTTATGCTAATAGTATTTTTCCAGAGGGAAGCCTTGAAATAGTTGGTATTTAATGTACTTTGGTAATATATATAAGTTTCTAACTGAAAAGGAAGTTAAAAATGCTTTACAAAGGCAGATTATTCATTATAATCTGCTTTTTTTGATGCCTTTATTTAATGAAGCTTGGAATAGTAGATTTTGGGTAGAATATGGATATGATGGCGCTACGGGTATAGAAGATGAAATACACCCGTCAATAGAAATATTTTTACATGATTATTCTTATAGGGTTTTTGGGGGTAACTTAAAGGATGATTACATTATGTTTAAGCTTCAAAAACTAATGGGTAAAAAAAAGGCTCTACGTAATTTTATTGGTACTACTACATTTGGATTCTTTTTTAAAGCTAAGAACAGATTATTTAAGGGAAAAAGTAACAGCTCAACAGAAAATGTTAATAGGGTTTACAAGTATTTACGTAGAATTTAATATATTTGAGCATGAGAAAAGAACAAGCTTTACAACTATTGATAGAATTAGCCTATAGGGCTGAATTACCGAAGTCTTTAACTGGTGTTGAGGCTTCACAGTACTTAAATCAAATTAATGAAGCTAAAACTGTTTTAGAAAGCTGCATTAAAGAAAAGGAGGATTAAAATAAATGGAACTTTCTATAGAAAATACAATACAGTTTATAGTTTTTTTAAGTGGGTTAATTGCTGCTTTTGTTAAATTTAACAATAAAACAGAAAGGCACTCAATTATGATAACCCAATTAGAGAAGTCAATTAAAGACGTTAAAGAAGAAAACGAAAAAAGTTATACTAAACTTGAAACAAAAATAAGTGAAGTTGAAGCTGATCTTAAACGTATTGCAACTGATATAGGAGAAATAAAAGGTTTTATTAAGCAATTAAGCACTAAATGAAACTTACATTAATCAGAGATACTTATACAAGTAAAAGCACTATAGGTAGGCTTTTTATTGATGGTGTAGAATTTTGCTATACTTTAGAAGATGTTGTAAGGGCTAAAGGGGTAAAAGTTTACGGAGAAACAGCCATACCAGAGGGTATATATTCAGTTACATTATCCTATTCAAACAGATTCAAACAAGTTATGCCGTTAGTTTATAATCAAGAAGATTTAAGCGTACAAGATGGCGAAGGTGTTAGATTTGATGGTATTAGAATACATTGGGGAAATAAAGCAGAGCACTCTCATGGGTGTATTTTAGTTGGATCATCTAAAGCTGTTGATTTTGTAGGTAACAGTAAAAAGACTTACAAAGAATTGTTAGAGGTGTTAGGGGATTTTGATATAATAAAATTAGAAGTAATAAATAAAGCTCAATTAAAATGAAATTTTTAGGTAGTTTATTAGGTAAGGTTAACCCAGTAGAGGTTATAAAAGTTTTAAAAGGTTCAGATGAAAGAGCTTTAAGTAAAGGAGTATTAGCTATGGGAGGTAGTGGTTTATTAATCACATCAGGAATTGGATTAGTTACAGATGGTGCTAGTAATGAGAGTTGGTATGAGATTGTTGGCGGTGCTATTATGCTTTTAATTGGTGGTGTATTGGCTGTGTGGTTATCTAATAAAGTAGAAGATATTAAAAATAAATAAGGATTCTTAGCCCTTTCTGGGCTTTTGTTGTTTGTGTTTGTTTAGAGGGGGTTGTGCCCCTCTTTTTTATGCTCAAAAAAATATTTTTATTTTTTGCTTGTTGTATTAAAAATTTATTATATCTTTGATTTATCAAACAAACAAAAACAAATAACAAATGGAAAATTTTAGAGAAGTATTAGCAGAGATTCAAAAATCAGAAGGAACTATTTTTAGCGTAGAGTTTATTAAAAAAGATGGTTCAGTTAGACAAATGAACGCTAGATTAGGAGTTAAGAAAGGTGTTAAAGGTACTGGAATGGCTTATAACCCTATCGAAAAAGGTTTACTACCTGTTTATGATATGGCTAACAATGGTTTTAGAATGGTAAACTTAAACACAGTAACTAAATTACAAATTAAAGGAGAGGGGGTTTTATAATCCTCTCCAATTATTAACCTATAAACATTTAAACTATGTGGATTAAAATTAATGATTTAAGAATTGATTTAAGTAAAGTTTCAGAATACATTAAAACTAATGATAGTGTTAGGTTTTACTATCCTATTTTTACAGGAGAATGTAATGACGAACAATACTATGAAGAAGTTAAAACTGATAGCGAGTTAGAAGCTAAAGGAATAGTAAAAGAATTAGATAAACTTTTGAATATAGTAGAATTATAAACTAAGACCTACGGGGCTTTTAAACAACAATTATGAAAACAAAAGAAATATTAGCTAACAACTTTAGGAAAGAATTAATAGAATTATTAATAAAGCACAATGCTGAAATATCCATTGACAATTATTGTGATGGTGGTAGTATAGATATGAATTTTGATATAAAGAATTCTAATAGGGATCTTGTGGTAGCAGATGCTTGGTTAGCAAGTACAACAAATAGTATTATCACAGTTAAAGATATTGAGAGAACTATTCAATTAGAATATTAACCATTAAAATTTAGGATTATGACACCAAAAGATATGTTAATTGATAATACAAATGAAAAAGTAGCAAGTACGGAAGAAAGAATGATTTGGAAAATACTTGGAGAATATGGAGTTAATCCAATGGCACAACCTAATTGTACAGATGAGATAATAGAGTTAGTAAATAAATTATTTATACAACGTGTTAGCAAAACGAAGTGAACGTTTTAATGTTTGCTAACGTTTAAGCTAATTGCTGAAGCTGTGACAATGTGCCGTCAGGCACTTGTCTAAAGCGTAGGCAATGGGATTACAGATGAATTAAATTGATTAGATAAACCAACACATAGCTTTTGCATATTAGGTGTGTGTTATAAAACGTTAAGAATATGATAGATTTAAAAAAACAAATATTAATAGATTCCGATTACCTAGAAGAAATAGAAGATTTAAAAAGAATACAAAAATCACTTTTTAATCATAGAGATTTATTTGTTTCTCTTGATGAGGCTGCTATTTTATGGCAAAATTATTCAGGCAACCTATCTGCTAGTTGGCTTTTTTTACCTGATAAAGATGAGGATATACCTAAATTAATTGAAAGTGACGACTATTTTAATGGTTGGTTTAATGTTTTATAACGGACGAGTGTATGAGTAGTGGCACATACACCGAACTTTTGAATTATGCCACAAACTTTAACGTGCCATTACTTATACACATTGTTGTGTGTAGTAGCGGTTTAAAAGAACGAAAAATGAAAATATTACACATTACTCCAAGTAGCAACGGTTATGAAGAAGTAGAACTTTTAGCAAACCGAATTAATAGAAAAAACAGCCTTGCACTTATTTTTAAAAACGGACAAGAGTGTATGACTGGCGGACACTTGATAAACGACACCCCTGAAATTAGGGGTGTTTTGGACTCAATGCCACGAGATAAACAATATGACTTTGTGACTATGTTTAAATGCGACCCTTTTGCTAAAAGTTATGCGGAAGAGTAGCTATTACACACAACGGATAGAGTAAAAACTGCATAGCGTAGCGGAGTTGTTTTTAAACCTTGTTATGCGTTGCGTAAAATTAAGATTATGACACCAAAAGAAAAAGCATTGTCACTACTTGACAAAATGGAAACACAAACATATTCATATCAAGAATATGCAGGGGCACACGAAAGTACCGCTGAAATTGGTTATGAAGCTGGTAAAAAATGTGCATTAATTTTAGTTGATGAGATTATAAAAGAATTATCAACTATTCATTGTTATGGTGAAAATGATATTGATGATTCAATACAATGGTATCAAGAAGTTAAGCAAGAATTAGAAAAGCTATAAAATGCCACTAAACGCTAATTAGTGGCAAAATATAGTTACGCATAACGTAGTTGTAATAACA